TTTGCTTATATTAATAGGGATGATAATAATTATCCTATCGAAGTATATCCTATTACTTCAAATTTTGTAAAAGCAATAGAAAATAATCAAGGGCAATTATTTTTAGAGTTTACAATGAAAAATGGAAGAACGGTAACATTTAAATATACAGATATAATTCATTTAAGAAAAGATTTTAATGACAGCGATATATTTGGAGATAGTCCCGCTGAATCTTTATCTTCACTAATGGAAATTGTTAATACAAGCGACCAGGGGATAGTAAAAGCTATTAAAAATTCTAATATTATTAAATGGTTATTAAAATTTAATCAAACTCTAAGACCGGAGGACTTAAAAAAGGCAACGAAACAATTTATTGATGATTATATGAATATTGAATCTGATACAGTAGGAGCAGCGGCAACTGATGCAAAAGCAGATGCACAACAAGTAGATCCAAAAAACTACGTACCAAATTTTAAACAGACAGAAGGAACAGTAAATAGAATATATTCATTTTTCAATACTAACGCAAAAATTATTCAAGCAAGTTATGATGAAGATGAATGGATATCTTATTATGAAGCAAGTATAGAGCCTGTAATATTACAACTATCAGGGGAATATACAAGGAAGATATTTTCAAGAAGAGAAAGAGGTTTTGGAAATAATATTATTTTTGAAAGTTCTAATTTAACTTTTGCTAGCATGGATACTAAATTAAAATTAGTAGCTTTTGTAGATAGAGGTATTTTAAATCCTAATGAAGTTAGAGAGATACTTAACTTAGAACCTATTGAAGGTGGTGAGGTATATATTAGAAGATTAGATACAGTTCCAATTGAGGAATTAGAAGAAACTAAAAAAGATAATAAGGACAAATAAAGGGGGTGAGTAGATGCCTAAAATTAAAATTAAAGGTCCTATTGTTACTAATGATGATCAATGGATATATGATTTATTTGGAATTGAAGCTACCAGCCCCGCAAAAGTAGAAGAAGCAATAGATAAAGCAGAAGGGGAAGATTTAAATGTTGAGATTAATAGTGGTGGTGGTTCAGTATTCGCTGGAAGTGAAATATATACAATGTTGAAATCTTATGACGGGAAAGTAATTGTTAAAGTAGTAGGAATAGCCGCTAGTGCTGCAAGTGTTGTTGCCATGTCAGGAAAGACAACAATGATGAGTCCAACAGCACAAATGATGATACACAATTCAAGCACTTATCAAGAGGGTGATCATAATGAAATGGTAAAGACAGCAGAAATACTAAAAAGCACAGATAATACAATAGCAAATGCTTATAGATTGAAGAGTGGTAAAACACAAAAAGAATTATTAGATTTAATGAACAAAGAAACATGGCTAACAGCAGAAAAAGCAAAAGAATTAAATCTTATAGATGAAATTATGTTTTCAGATGAAATTCAATTAGTCGCAAGCACAAAATATTCAGGATTATTACCTAAAGAAGTAATTAACAAAATGAAGAATGAAAAACAGAACAAGAAACAAGTAGAATTATTACAAACAAAATTAGAATATCTAAAATTGAAAGGAAGTGCTATTAATGAATAAAGAAAAGTATTTAGAGATGAGAAATGATTTAATGAAAGAGGTTGAAGGATTAATTGGAGAAGGCAAAATTGAAGAGTCAAATACAAAAGTGAAAGAGGTTGAAGAACTAGATAGCAAATGGGAAGAAATTAAAGTAGCTAACGCTAACTTAAATGCATTAAAAGATAATGACAAAATAGTTAATTTAGAAAACAAAAATAAAGAAATTGAGGGAGGAAAAGACTTGGAGAGTACCGTAAAAGAAGTTAAGCCTATAGATAAAAATAAAGTATATGTAAACGCATGGGCAAAGAATTTGTTAAACAAAGATATGTCAAAAGATGAAATAGAAGTGTTTAATGAAATAAACGAAATAAAAGGAGCTTTTACACATACTACGGTAACAACTTCAACTTTAATTCCTGAAACAGTAGTAACAGGAATAGAAAAATTAATTGCTGATGAGTATCCACTACTAGGTGATGTCAGAAAGTTTAACATCAAAGGTAATTTCACAATAAACAAACATACTAGTATAGAAGCAGGAGATGCTGATTGGTATGCAACAGAAGCAACAGTAACAGCAGATGAAGAAAATGAATTTGGACAATTTACATTAACTGGCCATGAATTGGCAAAAGCAGTTACAGTATCTTGGAAATTAAAAGCTATGGCAGTTGAAGAATTTATACCATTTATACAAAAAGAATTAGCTGATAGAATGGGAGTTACAAAAGCAAAAGCAGTATTTAATGGCGGTGGAACTACTGAACCAATAGGAATTGATACAGCATTAGAAGCAGAAGTTGCTACACCACAAATAGTTGGATATGCTACAGCTGATGGAATAACCTATGCAGATGTTACTGAAGCAATGGGTTTAGTGCACTCTTCATTAATAAAAGGTGCTAAATTTTATGCTAATAACAAAACTATTTGGGGGCAATTAGCAAACATAGTAGGTACAGCAGGACAACCTATATTTATTCCTGACGCAACAAGCGGAGGAATAGGTAGAATATTTGGAATAACAGTTGAATCTGATGGTTCTATAGAAGATGGAAGCGTAGTATTAGGTAATGCTAACAAAGGTTATTATATGAACACTAACGAACCAACTAAATTGGTAACAGAGGACCACGCAAAAGCTAGAGCAACTGACTATGTAAGCTATGAAGTAGTAGACGGAAAAGTTTATGAAACAAAAGCATTTGCATTAATAAAAAAGTCGGATTAACTGTTAGCCCTGAAACAGCCACATTTGACATAAATACTAGCGGCGAAGGTTATGATGACGTGGTGCTAACGGTTGGAGTATCAAACTCTAACTATGAAGATGATTTAGTAATTGAAGATGTTTTATTAGACGGAGAAGCATTAACATTGACTACTGACTATACAGTAACAGGATTTGAAATAACTGTATTAAAAGAAGCACTTGCAGGATTAATAGAGGGTACATCAACTATTACAGTTACAACAACTAAACTAGGAAATATAGATTTTGCACTAGAAGTAGAAGATACAACTCCGGCAGGATAGAGAGGAGTATTTAAATGAAATACAAAGTTAATAAAAGGTTTAAAGATAAATATACTAGGGAGATTTACCTCCCTAGTGATTCTTTTAAAGCTGATGATGATAAAAGAATAAAAGATTTGTTGGATAGAGAACTAATTAAAAAAATAAAAGAAATTGATTTAACAGGGCTTACTAATAAAGAGTTACGTAGAAAGTTAGAAGAAGAAGGAATAGACTATACTACAAAGATGAATAAACAAAAATTGAAATCTTTGCTAGGTGGTGATTAAATGCTAGAGAGTGTTAAAAAATCATTAAGAATAACTAATGATGCTTTTGACGATGAAATAGAAGAATTAATAGACTCAGCTAAGAGAGATTTAGTTATTGCAGGTATTAATTTATTAACTGAAACAATTACTCCGGATCCTATACCACCAACACCTCCTGAAACGGAGCCAACACAACCAGATGATATAGAGGTCCTAGACAGTTTAATTAAAAGATCTATAACTTTATACGTAAAAGCTAACTTTGGTTGGGATAATCCTGATGCTGAAAGGTTGCAAGAATCTTATTTAATGTTAAAACAGCATTTAGCTTTAAGTGGTGATTATAATGCTGTGGAGTGATATTGCTACATTGATAACTATAACCAAGACGAAAGACGAGATAGGAGATACCGTAACAGTTGAAACAGAAAGAGAAGTATTTGTTAATAAAAAGTCTGTAAGACAAAATGAATACTACCAAGCTTTATCTGTAGGGTTAAAGCCTGAACTAATGATAGAAGTTAGAACTATAGATTACAGTAATGAAAAAGAACTTAGCTTTAATGACAAAAGATATAAAGTGACTAGAACTTATGATACTAACGGAGAAGTTACGGAGCTTATTTGTGAGAAGGTGATTTAATGAGTATGCCTAAATCAGTTTTAAAAATGAATAAAAAAGACGGTATAACTTTTAAATCAAATGTGGACCAGGTTCAATATACAATACACGAATTATCCAGGGCGGCTCTTAAGGATGTTGGGAAATTTGTTGTAAGAGAAACTAAACAAAATGTAAAAAAAAGAACTGGTCGAGGTGCTAAA